GCCAGCATCGCGCTGCAAGCATGTCAGCTTCACACCTTCCGGCGCCTCTATCACCAGCGCGGGCTGAAAGCCATTGCGGTAGTTCTGCGCCTCAATCCGCATCGGCCAGCGCGGAAAGTCTCGGTCGCTGTAGTCTGGGTCGTGGTTCGCTACCCCGATCAACCAGCTTCCGCTGTTGCCTGGGCAGTACTGGCCCGTCACCACGACGCCAAGACCGGTGGCCTGGTCTGTCACGAGGTATTCAATCGGCCTGCCGCTGGCACAATTGTCGTAGTCGTCTTTCGTGTGCAGCACTTCTCCGAATGTGTCGTCGCTGTAGCCCTCGAATCTCAGTGTTGGCATTTCAATCGCTCCAATATTGCAGCCGGTCTTTGTAGCTGGTAGCCGGATAACCAGCAATTCATGGCTTATGCAGTTCGGCTAATGCGTCAGGCCGAGAGGCGCTCTTTCAGCGCGTAGCCCATCAGCGGCCACATCTTGCTAACGGCGTTTTGCCGAGAAATCTTTCTGCCAAGATCGGCGTCGAAGTTCTCCTGGCTGACGCAGGCGCTTTCTCCGGTCACAGTGAAGCCGTTCTTCAGCACCAAAACGCAGAATGTAAGCAGGCGCAACGGTTCGAGTTGCGGGCAATCCTTCGTGGCTTGGTCGGCGGTGAAGAAATACTCACCAGCAATGTTCGCCTCAATGTCTTGCGGCGTTACGCGCGGAGCGTTTAGCCCCTTGGATTGAATCTCTGCTTCAATTGCTTGATCATCTTTGCTCATGTAGAAATCTCCAATTGCTGCCTGGCCTTGTATCTGGTGGCCGGCTAACCAGTAATTAATGTCTTATGCCGTTCGGAAGTGGTGGCGTTGCATGATTTTAGCGCGCGGCCAGTTTGCCGTCAGCGGTTTCGTTATCGGCGGGTTGGTTGTTGTGGCCGGAGAATCGGCCCATGCGGCGCGCCAACCAGTCGCGGCTTGGGTCTTTCTCGTTGTCATCTTCTATGGCGCACATTAGAGCAATCAACGCATCTCTGGTGCGCGGCGACTTGCCGCCGCCGAGCCCTGCTGTGCAAAACTCAATAGACGCTCCAGAGCAGTCGTCCCACACAGAAACAATAACGTCGTGGTCGCCGTCGAGCGAAACACGCAGATGCTCGTGCGGGCTCATGTCGCCGTACCTGCCAACATCTGTTTTTTTCGGGGATTTCATTCTCCACTCCAAACCGGGCAGCCTTCAACGGGAACAAGGTATCCATGCATAGGGCCTGAAGCTCTCCGAAATACGTTTGCTCCATTTGTCATGCAAACGTCCTGAGTGCCGAACTTGCGCGAACCAAGAAACCGGAAAACGTGACCCTGCGAAAATTCAGCCGCGCACGTTGGCTGCCCGTCTTTGTCGCGGTACGCCTGCACGTGGATTGTGCGTGTTTCGGTGGTCATTTCTTCTTCCCTTCGTGCTGATCAAATCCCACAAACGATCTGCGCTCGCGGTTCAGCACATGGCTTGTATTGTTCGCCCCTTTCTTCGCCGTGCACAACCTAGCCCCGCCGCAACCGCAATCCGGGAAGCAGCAATTCACTAGAACGTCGTCGTCTGGATCGTTCCCGTACTGATCAAGCCCATTTTCATCAAGTTCTAGCTCGCTCATTTCTTCACCCCCAACCCTTGCCAGCAGGCCCATACAATGCGCTCTGGCGCGACAGGAACGCCGTCGTCAGCGTCCCGTATCGACTGAGCGCAAATTACCCTCAGAGCGCACCGCATCATCACTGCGCGCCTAAGAGCCTTGCGCAGCTTCTTCTGCCCAAGCTGGTCGAGCAGGCGTTTCGTTTTCTTCTTCATATCGCACTCCTGCTGGAAAGATATCTTGCGTATGCGGCATCATCGCGCCACGACCTATGCAAAGTCGCCCCGTTCTCTAACAAGAAAATTTGCCCGGTGGCGCAATTTCGCAGCAATTTCCTTCGCCCGTCGATCGCGTCTTCCTCGTCTTCCTTGTCATCATCTTCGCGCATCGTTGCTAGCCGCTGCTGGACTGTGCGCAGCGCAGCCTCTCTGCATTGCGAGCTTCTTGCGGACGCCGACCTGCGGACGCCTGCCTTTTTGGCGATCTCGGCCAGCTTGTGCATTGTCACCCCGAGGCGTTTTGCGAGATCTAACGTGTCTCCTTCCGGATACTCTGCAGCGACAATCCTTTTTTCCTCGTCGGTAGTTCTGCGCGCCGATGAGTGCCGGCTAGGGTCGATCATGCCGATCCTTGCAAGGTGAGCAAGCCGATCGGATGCCCGGCTTTTTGACAATTTCATTGTGGCCATGATATCCGCCAGAGACGCTCCGCTCTTGCGCGCGGCGATGATAAGCGGGTCGAGCACATCCCAATTGGGAAGGCCGTTTTTGAGCGTATGCCCCTCTCTCATGCTGGCACGAACACGGTTTTACGCGCCGTGCGACCAATTTCGACGAGTCCGTAGACGATCACTTCGTCGTCGCTGCGCAGCGCCATTGCTGTTGCCGTATCTAATTCTGAAACAAGGTTCTGGTTTGGTAGCGAGCCAATCGCGCGAATCATGTAGGCCGAGTAGCATGGAAAAACGCCAGTTGGCGCGGATTCCGTCTCGATGCGGTCTTCTGGCGCGTAATGCGCTTGATGCTCTTCACCATCTTTGCCGGTGTCCGCGACCGCTTGCGCGTCGTCATCGCCAGCACTCAACCATTCGCGCCCCTTCTGAGAAATGTGGTACGTGACGAAGCGCGTCATTTCGTCCTGCTCGATCGTCAGCAGGCCAGCCTTTTTTGCCACTCCGGCGTTGTCGCGCACCTGGTCGGCTGTAAGCCCCGCAGATTCTGCAAGCTCGGCTGTTGTCAGGCCACAATCTGCGTTGGCCAGCGCGCGTAGAATCTTCGCGCGGGCGCCGTTTTGGTGGGTTTTTTGTTCCATTTGTTCGTCCTTGTTGGCTGTGGTCAGAAAGGCAGGTCTTCGTCAGCGTCATCGAACGTCGGTTTTTTCTTGGATGGAGCGCCCTGAGCCTGCGGCCGTTCAGCCTGTGGCGCCCGCCGTGATTCGCCGTCACCGCTCTTTCCGCCGAGCATCTTCATTTCGCTACCGACAATCTCTGTGGTGTAGCGGTCGCTGCCGTCCTTGTCCTGCCATTTGCGGGTCTTCAGGCTGCCTTCGACATATACCGATGATCCCTTTGCCAGATACTGGCCGGCGATTTCAGCGAGGCGCCGAAAGAACACGACGCGATGCCATTCGGTGGCTTCCTTCTTGTCGCCGGTCTGCTTGTCCTTCCACGATTCCGAGGTTGCGACATTGATATTGCACACGGCGTCGCCGTTTTGCAGAAACCGCTGATCAGGGTCTGCGCCCAAATTGCCGACCAAAATTACCTTATTTACCGATGCCATTTTTATGTTCCTTGCTGTGTGACGGTTATCTGCAGCGCGCTCTGTGCGCCTTACGACGCTTCGTTTTGAGCGCCGCCCGTTTCGCTGCGGCTACCGTGTTGCGGTTCCTGCGCGTGCTGCTCGTGCTTGTCCGGGGCTCGTCGAGAATGTCAACGCCAGAGGGCATTGCGAAGTTCGGGCGATGAAGCAGCGGTATTCCGGCGCCGACTGCCGCCAAATCAAGCGCAGCGGCGAATGAAGAGAAAAAAGAGGATCGCATCATGGGTTGATTCCTTGTGGTGTGTCATTGGATTACTTGATGTCAATCCTTGTTGATGACGAAACGTGAGCGCCTGGGACGTTTGCGCCTGCTTTTATGGCTTCCTTGATCGCCGTTTTGTCTGGCCTTGGGGCTGGCGCAGGAGGATGAACAAGAAACATTGTCGGGATAGCAGACTCGTCGTCGATCACCACTGACGCAGGGTTAGCGCGCACCGAAACGACGAAATATGGACTTTCTACTTTCTTTAGCCCGCATGCCTCAAGATTGTTTTTAAGGTAGTCTTTAAGACGCTCCACGGTTTTGGCCTTCGCTTTTTGGCGCTCAACCATTCCATCAACGGCCTGCTGAATTGCGTCTTCTTCCGCTTTGATGTTGCGGATTACCATCGCCACGGCGACGGCCTTTTGTTCAATCTCGCCGGCCATGCCGTCAAGCGTATCCGCAATGGTTTGCTCGTCCAGGTCCGTGTCGGCTAACCTATGCGCAGCTTCGCGGTACTCTGCCGCTAGTTCATATAAGGCGATCATGCCGCTTTCTCCTCTTCGCCAGCAAGAGCAGCCTTGCGGGCGTTTGCGCAGCCCACAAAGCGCCGGTACGCGCCTTTGTCCTTGGCGTCGGTGGCCGCTTCAGATGCTGTGATCCATGCCGCTTGCAGGGCCTCTACGCTGATGGCGCCGGTCATGGCTTTGATGTGCGCCTGCACCGCTTCGTCGGCCATTTCTACCGGCTTCTCTGGCTCTGGTTCGTCCTCGCCAGACTCAAGCCATGCAAGCAGGCGCTTACCAGTCTCTGAGGTGATCACAACAGGATCGCGCCCCATGAATATGCCTGTGCGGTCTTTTGTCGAGGTCGCAAAGTGATCTTCGTGCGACAGGTCAAGAACAGCGGTCATTTCGTACTCGAACCCATCCCGCTGTTCTGCCTTCATGCCGAGCTTAACGACCGACTTCTTCCCGTTCTTCCCTTCTTGTTGCGCCGTTTCTGTCTTGCTGCGCATCGTAACAATGATGTGCATATTGCTCTGCAGCATTGCGTCAATAAACGCCTGGTGACGAGGGGTAACAACGCTGAATGCAGACCAGAAATTGCCGCCAAACCTCGCCTTGGCGACGGATTCGGCAATTTCCATGCACCCGCCAGACCCTGACCACTCGTGAGTTATGGAGTCGATGATCGCAGTATCGTAGCCTGCGCTTTCCGCCGCTTTGATCGCCTCGACATAGTTCTCTGGCGAGAACGGCGGTTGCAGGTTAAGCGTGTCGAAGTCTGGTGTAATCACCTTTCTTCCGCCTCCAACTTGCACAGACCCTGCGTACAGGCTGGCCGACCCTCGCTCTGAATCAATTACCGCGATTCGCCCACCGATCCCTTGAGCCAACAACAGCGCTGACAGAGTTTTCCCGGACCCTGAAGGCCCTGACAATGCAAGCCGAAGCTTCGCTTTTCTTCTCACAGCCCTCTCGAATTTCATTTTCCTTCTCCTCTTCTTGTTGTCCAAGTTGCTGCCAATACTGAATGCCGCCGTCGTCGCTCATGGCGACCACTCCGAAAACTCGATCTGCAGGTTGTCTAGCATCAGACCTAACTGCAGCCGGCAAGCGCGCTCGTCTTTAGCGACAAGCGCTGTTCCTGCTAAGGCAAGCTGCCGATTCAGGTCGCGAAGCAGCGCGGGCAGAGTCATGTTTTCGTCTTCTGGCTCAACCCGCCGAGGATCGCCTGGCGCCGTGGGTGCGCCCCACGTTACGGAGTCGCCGTAGCCAGCGGTAACGGTGCTCATGGCAGCAACTCGATAAGCTGTTGAAAAAGGTCTGGAGCAATCATTGCAACAGCGGTTATGACGAGTATTGCCGCCGACAGCCAGCCGGCCGCAAGATCGCCTGCTGTTGGCTCGTCCTGCGCAGCAATGGCGCGCCGAATCTGCGCGGCTGTAAATCCAGACTCTCTGAGCGCGTCGGACACAGACCGCCTTTCCCGCTGCGTGCGATTGGCACTCATGCCGGAACTCCCGTTCTTTTGGCTCGCGCGTCCATGTTCATGGACACGATGCGATCATTCAGTTCGCTGATTGTCTGCGTCGCTGCACAAAGCTTGTCGCCGAGGCGCGCAATCTCGGCGCGCATGGCGTCTTCGCGGGCGATCCCTTGCTGGATTACGTCCAGCGCGGACAGGTGGCTGTCGCGCCACTCGTTTGCTTCATGCTCGAAGCGCCGCTTTGCCTTTTC